GCGTGCAATCTTGACGGTATCTCTACGAATCTGCTGCATCGTCTTTGGCTTTTGGAATGTACCCAGCGGCGATTAGCGTTGCTACAATTGCCGCGAGGGTTTCGGTTGAAATGACTTTAAAGATTAGCAAAAAAATTGAAACTAATATCATAAGGCTTCCGATAGTGCTACGCCAATGCTTGACAATGATGTCTATGATTCGCCTTGGTTTGGTAGCACGTTTTCGCATAGGTTAAAATACGCGAAAGCATTGCGAGCGTTGGGGCAATTGCGCCCTAAACTTTACACAAGGAGAAATACAAATTCGCCTCTTCGCGCCTGCGATTGGTTAGCCCTGCAAGCACCTTGCCGCCTGCCTTGTTCCATCTTAGGAACTCGTCAAGTATCGAAGGGTCGGCGTTGTTCGCTTTGGCTTTCTTCAGCAACGTTGATTTAATTAATGCGCCCGTGCCGACATTGTAGGCAAAGCATACCAACGCATCGAACTGGCATTGATTTATGTTCGGTAGGTGCTTATTTACCGCCGCCTCAAATGGCTCAAGGGTGGCAAGTAGCAATTGGGTTGCCTCTTTCTCGCTTGTCAACTTTTCGCCAAGTATTACCTTCTTGCCGTTCGGGTAGCGTGTCGAGCCGTAGCCTATTGTCGGCACGGAAGCTGGGCATAAATAACTCGTGAGCCTCAAGCCTTCGTACTTCTTAATTAAGTTAAGTCCGAGAATCGAGGTGCTGCGCATTAGTTGATTTCGTATTGGAAGGTAAACGCAAAATTTATACCACCTATATTTGATGATGAAGTTGAATAGAAATATATTTTTAGACTATCACAAGCTATATTACAATTTGTAGTCTCTTGAAACAATTGACCTACACCAATTGGGTTAAAACTAACTGATGCTATTGGTGCGGTATATTGAAGGTATCCAGTACCACTTGATAAACTGAAATTTAAATCAACTTGTGCGAAAATTGTTGCCGTTACAATATTATCAACTCTTGAATAAAAGGCTCTTGTTGGAGTTGCACCTACTACGCATCCTGTAAAATCACTTAAAGTCGGTGTCCATGTTCCGCTATCTAAAACAGGTACAACAGGCAAAAGGCTTGACACCTCAATTTTCTTTGAGAGGTTATCGCTCGTATCAACAATGTACAATACATCGTCTGAAGCTGCTGCCCCTAATACTGGTAAATCGGTTACTTTAACGCCTGCCATAGTTGTAAAATTTGCCCACTAATTTACAAATTATTCAGATACGCTAACGCCTTTTCTGAATTATCAAATTGCTGCTCGTTGAACGTGGTGCTTGTCGTGGCAAAGCAATACACGCCTGCATCGCAAATGATGTGCAGGCTTTCGCCATCCACTATCTCCCAGTTCGGCTCAATTAGTTGCGCGCTAATTTCCCCATCCGCAACGGAAGAAAAAAACTGAATGCCTTTTGATGTGATGTTTACGTTTATCATAGTTTCTCAATTAAGTAGAATGAGCCAAAATTAGTATCGCCTGCGTTTGTGTTTTGAAGTGCGAATACAATAAACTGGTTAACCGTCCAATTTATTACACCAGTTCCTACACCTTGACTGCTGCCCATATCAGTAGCTAAACTAACCGAAGTGGGTATAACTTCGGTATTATTGTTTGAGGTCTTAACTGCCAAGTGCCTTGTAATCTGATTAAAAACGTTAACATTAGCAACAAGGTTATAAACCCCAAGTAATACAGGCGAACCACTTAAGTTTGCAGTTGTGTTGGCATAAATTCGCAATGTTTGATTTCCTGCCGTTCCCGTCTTTCGCGTTCTGTAAGTAATGCGAATAACATCGCCTGCTGCAAATGTATTGGCAGCGATAGCCTGCGTGTAAACAACTGTGTTTGTTAGACTCGAAAAACTTGCTGAATCAATTGCCGATTTATAAAATATCGGCAAGCTCGGGAAAGTTGCAAGTGTGCCATCCCCTCTAACATACTCGGATGTCGTGCCTGTTGGCGTGTTAAACTTGCCGTTGAATGTAGTCCAATCGCCGCTGCTTAATGCACCTCTGTTGCTTGCGCTGGCAGTTGGTAGGTTGAATGTGTGCGTGCTGCTTGCCGAGCTGATGCCGAAATCCGTTCCACTTGTACCCGTTGCGAAGTTTTGCACTTGCGCCGTCAAGCCGTTTAATGCGTTAAGCCCTGTGGTGAACGTAGTGATTACTTGACAAAGGTTATTGTCCTCGGTATGCAAGGTAATATTACGCCCCGATGTAGTTACGAAAATGCGTACTGCAAGCCTATCAGTTGCAGCCAATACAGTCGAAGGTACTGCAAGGGCAGAAACATATAAATCTACCACCGTGCCACCCGTAATGGCTTCGGGGTTTGTAGAGCCTGAAGATATGAGGGTAAAGGTCGTACCATCGTACTTGTAAAGCTCCATGTAAAAGCTCGGATTGCCACCGCCACTCGATGCGTTAAAGTACGTTTCAAAGTTCCAATTGCCTGAAGGAATTGCCAAAAGGTTTGGGTCGCCTGCATCCGTTATGAATTGCGCAATGTAGCCATCGCCTTGCGCATTTGTGCGTGTGAAGTTTGTGCCACCTCCAAGAACTGGCACACGGCTCATTTGAAAGTAAGCATTGCCTCCAATCGTGCCCTGACTTATTGAGCCATTGAGGTAATAATTAACGGATGCGCCACCGCCACCCCCCAAAGGGAAATTTGCCAAAGACCCATCGCCACGAACGTACTGGCTTACAACTCCGTTTGCCGTTATGTCAATGCTTGGCGTGGTGTTTGGGTTAGGTACTGCAACGCTGAATGCTGGGTTTGTCGGGTTAGGTACTGTTGCAGCAACCGATGTAACCGTGCCATTTGTAAGCGTTGGGAACGGCTGAGGTGCGCCCGTTCCATCTAAGTAGTCCGAGCTTGTTCCCATTGGTGTATCGAACTTGCCATCGAAGGTATTCCAATCCGCGCTGCTGAGGTAGCCATCGGTCGTGGTATCGGCTTGGCTGATGCTGATGTCAGGCGTAGTGCCACCGCTTGAGCTTATCGGAGCGGTTGCGGTTACATCCTCAACAATGGTCGCAGGCAAAACTGGTATAGTTGGCTTGTTTAATATTTGATTGTTTCCGCTCGTAGCGTTCCAATTCGAAGGCTGTTGAACCGTTGGAAAGCCTGCACCAAGATTAACCCAATAGCTCGTATTTGTTGGCAATATTGAATCGTTCGCAGCGATGCAGCGATAAACGTTGCCATTGTACCAAACAATGTTTCCTATCGCGTAAGCATTGCCAGTCGCGCTCAAATGGTCGGTCGTAAACGGCAAGGCTATTAACGCACCGCCACCACCACCGCCGCCAATTGCGATTAACGGGTCGGCGGGCGTACCATTTCCGATTATCGTTATGCCGTCAACAGATACCTCTGTTAAGCAAGGGTTACACGGCAAAAAGTCGGGCGGTAATGGTAGGTCGCCCGTGTCGCAAATATCGTAGCACGTATCTTCCGAGCCGCTTACAATTTCAACATCAACCTCGATAACAACAGTTGCAAATTCGAAGTTAGGCGGTAACGTTTTGTCGCCTACCGTGTACCCGTTCGGGATTACTTCGTAGCTAACTACATCGATGATATCTTTAAAACCATAATCGCGACCGCTTACCAACTTAAAAACGCGAGAGGCTACCCAGTCGCCTGCATCTTCGCTATCGCATGGTAAATTATTTTTTCTTACTACGGCATAAGCTGAAAGGTTAAATTTCGTCGAATACATTTGTTTGCATCCGCTAACCCTTAAATTTTCAACTTTTGAAATATTTACTTTGCCACGCTTCGCCCAAAATAGCGTACCTACTTTAGCGTCGTAATCCGTAACGGGTAGCGCTTGCCCGTCGCCTATGTAGTAAATCCACCCCTTATCGCCTGTAAGCTCACATAAACCGTAAATGCGGTCGAATATATTACTTACCTCAATTCGTTGGTTTAAACGGTCTATAATGGTTTTTAAAATCATGCTCCCAATTGTTTATTAATTTGCTCAGTTATTAACTGTGTGTGTATGCGTAAAAATTCCTTTTCTTCTTCTTCAGTTGGTTCGAATATAATACCGTAACCTCTAAAGAAAGTGTAACGCGGGTTTACCTCTCTACCAAATTGTAAGCCTTGCGCCTTTGCGTATTCTAAATCATTAAGCATTAACGCAGCCGCTAACCCTTGCTCGAGTATTGGCTCGGTTGAAAAGTTACGCCGTAAAAAGCCCGTTAACTCAAGTGGGATAGGTCGGCGCTGTTTTATTTTTGTATATGCGGGTGAATAAGGCGTACTGTAATTACCGCCACGCCTTGCGGGTAATGGTATCTTTTCGCCCGCCGTGTTAAGGTTACCGCCCGAAGTTTCAAAGATTCGATTATACATTAAGCGGCGTAATTCGATAGCGGCTAAATACAAAGGTTCGAAATTATCGAGCCATTGATTGTATAACGCGTCGGTTCGCTTTTTAACGTCTTCGGGTGTCATGGTAACGCCGTAACGTATTTAATATTTTTACGGCAATCGAAGCAATGGTTATCGTCGGGCAGTCGCATATTTTGAAGCATTGCCGTTAACTCATTATTGTATTGGTCGGCTGCAATATCGCGAGCGGTTGTTATACCGCCTAAATCCTTTGCACCTTTGTTAACGATTACGCTTGTGTTTGCCCGTTGGTTAGGGCTAACCGTTAGCGCATAATTGTATATTTCAACAGCCGTAGCGTATGCCAAAGCTAAACTCATTTGATTACCGATTGAACACAACCAGCCGCGACGGTCGCAGCTTACCGAGTAGTTTAAACTCATACCCGTCGTGTACTTATTATTTGAACTACTTAACACGCTTACGCCGTCCGTAGTTAAGTTAATGCCTATCGCATCGACGAACGGGCAAATATGCGCCTCACGAACCGAACCGCCGCAATCGTAGCAACTGCCCTTTTTAGGTATGAACTTTACGGTGTTCATTGTTGATTCATAAACGAAAGCTAAATCCAACTTGCGGCGCTTTGCTGCGAACTCCTTACCGATATAATATTCGATGCCGCCCGCCGTGTACGTTATTGTATCGATAAGCTGAAGCGTAGTCATATCGAAAACTAATATTGGCACGTTGGTATTACTCGAGTCAATTGCGAGCGTTAAATCGCTTATAAATAGGTTTAGATAGCTTAACGTGTTCGGGCTTATCTTTACACGAATGCCGCCGTAATTACCAGCGCCTAACGCGGTTTGTATGTTACTGTAATCGGTAACTACTTGCCCGACGCGTTTCGATTCGATTATAGTATCGGCTTTCATCATTGGACTAAGCCGCGTTAGAACGTCGCTGCTTAGTTTCTTCCAAGCGAAGGCGCGTTTATCCTCAAACAACTCAACGCCGTTGTTATATTGGTCGGTTATCAATTGCCCTAAAAAGGTATTGTTTATACCGAGTTCGTCGATATATAAGCCCGTCGTAGGTTCTGCGACGTTGCAATCGCGTAAGCCTAAAAGTGATTCGTAGCACATAGGTACAAAGATAAAAAAAAAGAGGGGTAATAAACCCCTCTCATTCAGTTACAAGATTATCAAAACCATTTTGCGTCAATAGGTCGTTATCGGCTTGCGATAATAAACCTACCGACGCAGCTACGGGTTTACAATCTCGATGCAGTTAACGTAATTGATGCCTGCGTATTTGTCGCCTGCTTCGTAAATATCGTCAGGTAATGTAACGAGTTTACCAGTATGCGTTAATACGATTGACAAATTACCACAATCGTCCTTCATGGTTAAGTCAACAGGCAAGCCCGCAGGGGTGAAAGCAATAGTTTTGCTGTAATTGCTACCCGCTACTGGAGTAATACCCGCGTTCCATTCTGCCATATTGAACGATAACCATTGCATCGCGCCTGCGGTCGTAGCTAAGTTCTTTAGCTGCGAACCTTGAGCGGCTGCCAAACGTGCATCGTAAGCGAATCCGAAACCGTTTTGTTGCGAAATCGCTAACAAGTCGATACCGAACTGCGTGCAGCAAC